GAAGGTTTACAAAGCGTTGACGGTCGTGAATGCGGGCAATAAAAAAGGCGCTTCCCCATGCCGAAGAGCGCCTTTTTAAACAAGCAATTAGCTAATCGAAATTAGTTCATGCCGTATTTTCAAAACCTACGTTTTTTACCGTTTGGCTATGTTTGCTAATGTTCGTCTATCATGCTGATACAAAACAATAAAATTGTTTTTCTGGTTTGCCTTTGTTCATTGCCGTTCATAGAGTAACATTGAGATGTGCAGTCAGTGGTGCAGTCAGTCTCCAATATGAACTAAGGTTTTCTATGGCTGGTGGAACGAACAAATTAAGCGACACGTCGCTTCGTAAAATGCTGGGAAGAGAAAGCCCCGGAGACAGCTTCTATGCTGATGGCGATGGGCTAAGTGTGAAGGTGTCCAGATCGGGCGTATTGACCTGGTATTTCACTTTCCGCATAGGTGGCCGGGAATCAAAATCTCAGCGTATAAAGCTGGGTAATTATCCAGACCTTTCACTTAAAGCAGCTCGTGAGAAACGAGAGCAGTGTCGCGCATGGCTCGCAGAAGGAAAGAATCCAAAGCACCAGTTGAGCGTTACGACTCAGGAAACGTTAAAGCCAGTGACGGTCAGGGATGCCCTTGAATACTGGATCAGGGAATATGCCACCCATAACCGCGCTAATGTTGAAAAGCACATTGAGCAGCTCAATAAGCATATCTTTCCTTATATAGGTACTTATCCGCTTTCTATGTGTGAAACTCGCCACTGGCTGGAATGTTTCGCCAGGGTAAGGAACGAAGCGCCTGTAGCGGCTGGCTATCTTTTGCAGATGTGTAAGCAAGCACTCAAGTTCTGCCGGGTTCATCGGTATGCAGTGAGTAACGTCCTGGACGATCTGACCATTGACGATGTTGGACGTAAACAGAATAAGCGGGACAGGGAGCATACCCAGCAAGAGCTTGCTGATATATGGCGGGAGTGCTCAGGCTTGAAATTCAAGCCCTACTACTCCTCGCTTCTGCGTCTGCTGGTGGTGTTCGGCTGCCGCACCCAGGAACTGAGGTTATCAGCGATCAGGGAGTGGGATTTGAAGGACTGGATCTGGACAGTGCCGAAGGAGCACAGCAAGGGTGGTGAGAAAATACTACGGCCTATTCCCGTAGACATCCGCCCATTTATCAAACAGCTTTTAGAGCAGCACCAAAGCACAGGGCTTTTGCTGGGTGAGATAAAAAAACCGGAAGCCGTCAGCCAGTGGGGACGTGGTATCCATAAACGTCTCGGGCACGCTGAACCCTGGACGCTTCACGACCTGCGCCGGACGTTCTCCACGACCCTAAACAATATGGGGATTGCACCTCATGTGGTTGAGCAGCTGCTAGGTCATACGCTTGGCGGTGTGATGGCCGTATATAACCGCAGCCAGTATTTACCCGAAAAACTGGACGCGCTGAATAAATGGATGGAGCGGTTAGAGGTTATTTCCTCTGGCTACTCCAACGTTGCTATTCTGGAGATGGCTAAATGAAAGACTTTGATTTGCCTGCATTAGAATTCTGTACCTTGGATAGGGCGTGCCGGTTACTTGGATGTGAGTTGGGTGATATTTTGCATTGGGCTGAAATAAAAGCCATTACATTAATGGTAAATTTCACTAATCTAGATGGGCGAGATGCGAGAATAACATTTAGCGATAAGGTTGATTTATATAAATCACTCAATTATATTGATCCCGGCGATGGGGATTTTCATCCTTCACAATTTTGCTCCTTTTCACTTTCACCAGACGATTATAGTGATTATGAGTTTGAGGGTAAAATAAACCCTGTTCATAACATGATAGAGTATGAGCTTGAGTGCAGACTCTCTGGTTTCTGGGAATTATTCAACTTTTCTCTTGATGGTGAAAGGGTTGACTTTACGCTTTTAAATCCATTTGGTAGTAAACATGAATGGATAAAAGATGCTCAATATTGGTGGGGTAGTGAAATATTTGTATCAGATTTATATATTTCAAGGGAAAGCATTGAGATTATTTCAGGGGTAAAACAAAGGGTTTTATTATCTTTGGCAAATTTTGAAACTGAAAGTAAATCAAGGGTAATGGTTGAAGATATCAGTTCCAAAACCAGAAATTACAGAGCTGCATTCATAAAGTCATTATTACATGTTTGTTATGGGGAAGATGCAGCGAATAATCCTAGGAAATTTTTTGAGAACGCCAGAAGTAAGATAAAGAAAGATTTCGATAAAGAGGGAATTGTTTTACCAAGTGGAAAGGCAATTGAATCATGGTTAAAGGACGTTGACATAGATAAGAGGTAGTGGAAGTTCCAAAGTTTTTTTGGAATCTACCGAAGAATTATTTTATTAAGATCTTTAATGCCCTCGTCGAATGAATGTTAATGAACGAGGGCGTTTTTATATGAATCATCTCAAACAACAATTTCCACCCGCAGAGCGTGTTATTCGTGAGGCCGAGTGCCGCCAGTTAACAGGAATATGCCGCACCACTCGATACATAATGGAAAAAGAGGGGAGCTTTCCCGCCCGACGTAAGCTGGGAGGTCGCGCCGTTGGTTGGCTTCTGTCTGAGGTCACAGCATGGCAGCAGAGCCGCAGCAAAGCAGCGTGAGGGGTGGGAAATGTCACATAAAACAAAAGCGGCCATGCAGGGCCGCCAATGTCACTACCAAAAACTTAAGCAAAGTCAGGATACCAGGGTTAATGCTGGTGGTCAAAGCCTGAGCGCTCCTGTGATTGCAGGAACTGCGCCATTGGCGAGGTTACGTGAAACTACCAAGAAATTGGGCTGTTTAAGGTGTACGGCATTGCCGCATACCCAATCTCCCGAAACTTCGGGAGAACTGGAACAGAGTGCCGGGTGTACTGCAATGCAGCAAACCCCGGAAGATTTCCAGAGTGCATTTATGCACTCTGGGTATCAGCTTTTCGGCTCAATGCCTCGCTGCTGTAACTCTTTGCGGATTATTCGCTTTATCCATGCTGATACAGAAGCGTCACCATCTTGCGCCAGAGCCTGTTTAATTCCTTCTTCTAGGTTTGGTTCTACGCGTAATGCGATCTGCTTGTTACCTTTGGCTTTAATTTCTATGGTTGACATTTGGTTTACACCTGATTACTTTGAAATGGTAATCAAGTGTATGACAGGTGCATACCAAAAAGCAACGCCCCGGACTGTTAGAGCAGTACCAGGGCGTCTAACCAAACCGTTAATCGGAGTAACAGTTATGGCTGATCAACAGCATACCCAAACTCGCCCGGAATTTACATGGTTATTCCTGGCAACCCCAGACCACACCCCAAAATGCACACCTGTAGTGCTCCGCTTTGATGCTGATACGGAAGATAAAGCCCGCGCTGCATTCCCCGGCTGGGATTTGGTTTTCGCTGCCAAAATCCGCGCCCAGTCTCCTTGTCGCGTTGCGTTTTTCGATTACACCACCCGCCGTGGCTGGGAGTTCGATAGCGCAGCTATTCAGGAGGTGCGCCATGCGTGAATTAACCAATAAAAGTGCGTCAATAGCCTGTGAACTGGCTGCGTTGTTGATGGTTGTCGAAGAATGCGATGTTGACCAGGTAGAGCGTGAAAACCTCATTAGCCTGGCCAGAAGAGTATCGGATCAACTGGCGGCAAGCATGGTAGAGCAGAATTCAACGGGGGTGCTCAATGGATAACTTTTACACCTACCGCAGCAACAAAGATCTGCTGTTACTGGCGCAAGAGGTTGCCGCGCTTCTGTCATGTGCTGCTTACCTTGCGACTATCAGAGGCGAGCAAGAGCGTATCCATGTAATGAGTTTAACGGGCCTGGCTCAACGCCTTTCTGACGAACTGGCAAGCGCACTGGATATTTCTACTTTTTCAGACCATGAATCGCAGGAGGCAAAATCATGATCAGCAATGTGAAGTTTAACGAGCTGGCTAACCGCGTTGATCTGCTGGTTGAAAAGATTTTGCATCTTGAGGCACAGGTTAAGTCACTCACCGATAGTCAGGGTGGAGAAATCCCTCCGGGTATGACACCAGTAGCAACACTGGCCGCTGAATACGGTATCTCAACCAAAAAGGCTGAGGAGCTGGCGAAAAACACAGGGGTGATGCTGGTTAAGCTGAAATCTGGCGGCTTCGTTGCCCCTGATGAAAAGTTCAGGGAAGCGGCACGGTTGGTGCTACGCAGTGCTAAGCGAAAATATGGCTCTGCTTACTGGTTCCATCCCCTGATCGGCAAATTCCAGATGAGCGGGGGGATCCCAAAATGACGGTACAACTGACAGCTGTAGAGACCGTATCTGATGCCCTGTTCACCTGTTCGTATCTGTGGGCGCATGGCAAGCAGTACAGCCGCAGCGATTTGGATAAAGCCCTCCACCAGCATAAAGATCCAACTACCCGTTACGGGAAGCTGGTGGCTCGCCTAAACCAGATAGCAGCAATGCCGTATGAGGAGCTTTGCGATGCCGGGTATCTCGATACGGACCGCAAACAAATGATTACCGCGCGGCGTTCTGTGCTGGTGGAAGAGATAGGCGAAGGGGAAATGAATGCCATGCTGTCTGACGTGCAGCGCATTCACCGCGTCTTCCCTGATGCTGGTGCAAAGTTCAGGACAAAGCTGCCTCTCTCTCGCGGTTCTGAGGGCTTTGATATCCGTCAGGACTATATCCTTAAACACTTTCTGCCAGCGCAATCACTGTGCAGCATTTACGGTCCCAGCGGTTCGTATAAGAGTTTTCTCGCCGTGTCGTGGGCCTGTCACATCGCTGCAGGTCTGCCATGGGCGGGGAAGAAGGTTACTCCCGGTGCGGTGCTTTATGTGGTTGGTGAGGGGGGCGTAGGCGTTCCCCGGCGTATACGGGCTTGGGAGCAGGTGCACGGCATACAGGCGGACAACCTCTGGCTGGTCAATCGTCCGGTGTTTCCTGTGCGCGAGTCAGAGGTAACGGAAGTGCTTCTGGCTGCCAGGCAGATTGAAGCTGCATGTGGTGTGCCGGTTCGCATGGTGGTGATCGATACGCTGGCCCGTTGTTTTGGCGGTAACGACGAGAACGATGCTCGTGATATGGGGGCATTTATTGAAGGGTGTGACGTTATCAAACAGAAAACGGGTGCAACGGTGCTGGTAGTTCACCACTCCGGCAAAGATGAAGGGAAAGGCGCTCGCGGTTCCAGTGCTTTCCGCGCTGCGCTTGATACTGAATTTAACGTTAAGCGTGAAGGGGATGGAAAGGCGCTTATTCTGACCTGTACCAAGATGAAAGACGCGGAGGAGCCAGAGCGTAAAGCGTATGACCTGAGAACGGCAGAGCTTTACACCGATGAAGATGGTGAGCTTGTTTGCTCTCTGGTTGTGCACGATCAGCCGAGAGAGGCTAAAGAGGTTGAGCCTGAACTGGCCAATGTCTCCCGTCTTAGCGATAACCATCATGCACTATGGCAGGCAGTACGCAGCCGCACAGCTAAGGGGGAGCCATGCACTATCTCCGTCATTAAAGACGATCTACGTGCAACGCTGGGTGCAGACAAAGTGAGAAAGTCATTCCCGCGCTGGCTGGACAAGCTGGAGAGTGAGCAAATCATTCGCATCGAGGGTGAGAACCTTTACCCGGTAACAGTCGAGTAAATGCGGCGGTAAGTGCGGCATATGCGGCATTTAGTATGTTTTATGACCAAATGCCGCACTTAGTCCCTGTATACACGCGCTAAGTGCGGCATTTCACTGAAACCCCCGTCATTACTGGCTTTTAGCGTGTTTTTGAAATATCTGGTGCGGCGCTAAGTGCGGCATTTCTAAGCGCGGCGCTAAGTGCGGCATGAGTGGCATTTAAATTATGGCGGTTTAATTATGAGCAAAGAAAGTGAAAAATTGATTGAGCAAATGGAGTCGGAAATAAGGCTTTGTTTCTTGGGCTACCTGCATCCTGATATGCCCCGTGACATTGCAGAGCAGGCTGCCTCGGAAATGGCTACGGAGGCAATAGGCAGAATTATTGAGCATGGTGCCAGCATGGGGCTTTCAGAAGTGGAATCCATGCGCCACTTACTCAGCTCAATGAAGAAGACAGCTAATGTTGTCACACTCGGAAAAACCATCCACTAAAGGACAAATTTCATGACAAGTAAAACTGATGATGTTGTTTATTCGAAGGTTCTGATCCAGAAAATAGTAGAGCACAAAGATACGTTCGGTATACCAGACAGCAAAGCGGAATTACAGCTTATGCCGCTGAGTGAATACCGCGAGATGGTAAAGCGGGAGTCATTCTTTTTCATCGATCACAATGGCTTTCTACGGCATCAATTTTCTGGTGAAGTTATTGCCGCCAGCAAAGAGCAGTTGGATATTCTTATCGGGGAACTGAAAGCGAAGCGAGAGCTTCTTGATGACGCTCTTGACTGCGCTAAAGAATAGATTTGTAAATTAATTGCTCGTTAATTTTCATTACTGTTCATCACTGAAAAATGACGTTTACTTATTAATAAGTATGTATATTTTGAAGAGTGGCACTCAGACGTGAGCCGCCACTGGCCGTTTAATCAAGCTGCGCGAAGTAGCCTGTGGGATGCAGAAAAAGATTAAACGGCCTCACCCTTTCCCGCGCTGGTTTCACGTCTCAACGTTAATTGTTACGGAAACCACTCATGAAAAAATTACTCGAATTACGCCAGCAGAAAGCCGCACTAAAAACCCAGATGCGTTCCATGCTGGACAAAGCCGATGGCGAAAAGCGCAGCCTGAACGAAGAAGAAGGCAAAAAGTTCGACGAACTCCGCGCCCAGGCTGATGCACTTGAGGTTGAAATTACCCGTCTTGAAGCCGTCGCCGACGATCAGCGCAATCTGCCTGGTACTTCCGTTGAAGGTGAGCCAGTAAGCAACGACGAGCTGCGCCACTACATCATGACAGGTGATACCCGCTCTCTCTCCACGCTGGTACAGGCTGACGGCGGCTATACCGTTATCCCTGAGCTGGACAAAGAGATCATGCGCCAGTTGCAGGATGATAGCGTGATGCGCTCCATCGCAACGGTGAAGACGACCAAAACCAACGAATATCAGAAGCTGGTATCTGTGGGCGGTACTACCGTTAATCGCGGCACCGAAGGTGAACCACGTACCGAAACCAGCACGCCGAAGATGGAGCGCGTTGATATCAAACTCAACCCGATCTACGCCTACCCGAAAACCACCCAGGAGATTCTCGACTTCTCCGAGGTGGATATTCTGGGCTGGCTGTCTTCTGAAATCGCTGACACCTTCACCGCTACCGAAGAAAGCGACTTTGTGAACGGCGACGGTGATAAAAAATCCAAAGGGTTCCTGTCTTACCCTCGCGCGGCCACTGCCGATAAAGCCCGTCCATTCGGTACGCTGGAGAAGATGGAAGCCGCTGGCGTTTCCTCTGATGGTCTGATCGACCTGCTGTATAAGCTGAAAGCCAAATACCGCAAAAATGCCGTATGGGTGATGAACTCCAACACCGCCGCCAAACTGCAAAAGCTGAAAAACGGCAACGGAGATTACATCTGGCGCGATCGTCTGGTTGCCGGTTCTCCCGATACGCTGCTGGGCCGTCCTGTTCAGTATCTGGAAACCATGCCGGATGCGGGTGCGGGTAAAGCGTTCCTCGCGGTTGGCGACTTCAAACGCGGCTATTTTATCGTGGATCACACCACTGGCGTACGTACCCGCCCCGACAACATCACTGAACCGGGTTTCTACAAGGTGCATACCGATAAATACCTGGGCGGCGGCGTGGTGGACTCCAACGCCATCAAGGTGCTTGAGCTTTCCGGCTCCGGTTCCTGATTTGACGTTTAAGGGGCTTCGGCCCATTTTTGCCCTCTGTGGAGTCCAGTAATGAAAACAACCGATTTTGAAATCCGTACTTCCGAAGTGAGTGCCAGCAACAAAAAGCTGGTGGGCTATGCCGTGCGCTGGAACAGTCTGTCAGAAGTTATCTGGGATGAGTTCCGCGAGCAGTTTGCGCCGGGAGCATTTAAAGACAGCCTGGCATCCGGTAGTGATGTGCGTGCGCTGTATGAGCATAACTATACCCAACTGCTGGGGCGTACCAAGTCCGGCACGCTGGTGCTGTCCGAAGATGATACCGGGCTTCGTTTCGAACTGACCCCGCCGAATACCCAGCTTGGCAACGATGTGCTGGAGCTGGTGGAGCGCGGGGATATCTCCGGCATGAGCTTCGGTTTCCGTGCGCTGAAAGAGGCGTGGGATATTGCTCAGTCTCCATATCTGCGCACAGTCACAGCCGCCGAACTGCGGGAGATTACCGTTACCTCTATGCCTGCCTATCCTGAGTCTGGCGTGGAAATCGCGCACCGTTCGCTTTTCTCCCAACATCCTGAACTGCGCCGCGCTGGCGATAACCGTCGCCGCTGGGCTGAATTAGCGGGGCTCTGATATGTGGAATATCTGGCCGTTTGGCCGTAAGTCTGAACCCTCCGAACAGCGCAGTATGACCATTGATGAGTGGCTGGCGATGGCAGGGATTCCAAATACCGGATCAGGCGAGTATGTGTCTGCCGGTACTGCGGAATCTCTGCCTGCGGTGATGAACGCCGTGTCAGTTATTAGTGAGGCTGTGGCGACAATGCCCTGCTACCTCTATCGCGTCCGTAATGATAATGGTCGCGAGGCGCGGGAGTGGCTGAGTAATCACCCGGTGGATTTTCTCCTGAACGAGCAGCCGAACGACTGCCAGACGCCTTATCAGTTTAAACGCACGATGATGCGCCATTGTCTGCTGAACGGTAACGCCTATGCGGTGATCCAGTGGGGGCGCGACGGTCAGCCGCAATCCCTGCATCCGTATGCGCCGGGGGCGGTTGTTCCTGAGCGTATCGGCCAGCATAAGTACAAATATACCGTTACCGAGCCGTTTACCGGGGCTGTGCGCACCTACCTGCAGGAAGAGATTCTGCACCTGCGTTACTCCACCGATGATGGCTTTCTGGGGCGCTCCCCGATCTCCATCTGCCGTGAGGCGCTGGGGTTAGGTCTGGCCCAACAGCGCCACGGTGCCAGCATTATGAAAGATGGCATGATGGCGGCGGGAGTCATAACCACAGCTGAGTATCTCGACAGCGTGAAGGGCAAGCAGGCTATGGATGCGCTGGATCGCTACAAAGGCGCTAAAAATGCAGGGAAAGTGCCGATCCTTGAAGGTGGGATGGACTACAAGCAGCTTGGCATGAGTAATCAGGATGCCGAGTGGCTGGCCTCCCGTCGCTTCACCATTGAAGACATTGCCCGCATGTTCAACGTGTCGCCTATCTTCCTGCAGGAATACAGCAACAGCACCTACAGCAACTTCAGCGAAGCGAGCCGCGCCTTTCTCACCATGACGATGCGCCCGTGGCTGGCGAATTTCGAGCAACAAATCAAATCTGCGCTGCTGGTGGCCTCTCCTGTTCCGGGAACCCGTTATCAGGTGGAGTTTGACTCCGCTGACCTTCTCCGTGCCACGCCAACCGAGCGTTACGCCACTTATGAGCGAGGCATTAAGAACGGGATCATGAACCCGAACGAAGCCCGTGAACGCGAGGGGATGCCGCCGCGTGAAGGTGGTGACGAATTCAGCCAGGCATGGAAGCAGGAAGTGAAGATCAGCAAAGACGGCAAGGAAGGTGGCGAATGAGAGCCGGAAAGATGAAACGCCGCGTTACCTTTCAGAAGTCGGAATCTCACCGCGACCCGACTGGTCAGGTTATCTATGAATGGGCTGACCTTGCCACCGTCTGGGCTGAAATTCGAGCTATCAGCGGGCGTGAGCGCATGTCTTCCGGGGCGCTTTACTCCGAGGCTACTGTGCGAATCTGGACGCGCTACCGCGACGATATAACCACCGCAAACCGCATTCTGTACCGCTCTCCAAACGTCCGGGGGCAGGTTTACGGCATTGTGGCCGTAATTCCTGATGTGGATCACACCCGGCTTGAGCTGCTGTGCAAGGGAGGCATTTTCAATGAGTGAGTTAATCGGCCTGGAAGAAGCAAAGCTGCATTGCCGTATTGATGATGATTATGAAGACACGCTGATACAGGCGTACATCGAAGCTGCGCTGGAGGTCTGCCAGAAGCATATTGGCAAGCGATTTGATAACGGTCTGGAGTTCACCCCTGCTATCAAGATCGGCTGTCTGATGTACGTTTCTCAGCTGTACGAATACCGCACGATGATTAGTGATGTGGAGGCGAAAGAGATCCCCCTTGCTATCTCTGCATTGTGGTCTGTGTATCGCGATGTGGGGGTGTACTGATGCCGTGGCAACCAATGCGCCGGTGCACTGAGCCGGGATGCAATAAGCGGGTGAAGTCTGGTAAGTGCGATGAGCACAAGCGCGAAGCCTGGCGGGCGGAAGATGCCAGACGCGGCCACCGTCGCGCCCGTGGTTACTCAGCATCATGGGAGAAGTACCGCGCTCAGTATCTGAAACGTCAGCCGCTATGTGTCGAGTGCCAGAAGTTGGGCCTCTACGTTCCTGCAAAGATTGTCGATCACATCATCCCTATCGACGGCGGTGATGATGTTCTGTTCTGGCCTGAGTGGAATCACCAGCCGTTATGCCAGATGCATCATAACCAGAAGACCACGCAGCAAGACCCCATCACCAAAGCGAACCGTAAGGCAGGGCTGTACCGAGAGCAGGAAGAGCGTGCAGCCCATCGCAATGACTGGATGTATGAGGGCAGAAATGAATGAGAAAGACGTGGTGAATCTGTACCGATCATTGATGCGCTGCCGTGATGGCTTCATGCAGGGGCGAAGCAGACGCAATGAGCGCCAGTCTGTGCAGCGTATGAGCGAGCGTGAACGGGAGTTGCGGGAATGCTTCCGCAACCGCTGACAGGCCGCATGGACGGGGTGGGGGAGGTTTTCAGGACAAACCTCAAGGTGCCAGGCACCGCCCGCCCCCTCAAATTTTTACGCACGGTGATTTTTTTGAAAATAAAACAGACAGGAAAACAGTAAGTTATGGCAAGACCACCCAAACCGCCCGCCTATCTTGATGAAATCGCGGCGCAGCAGTGGAAAGCGAAGGCGAAGCAGCTGGCGGAGCGTGGTGATCTGACGCCTGCCGACTGGAACAACCTTGAGCTGTACTGCGTCAATTACTCGATGTACCGCAAAGCCGTGGAAGACCTTGCCACGCGGGGATTCAGCATAGTGAACAGCCAGGGCGGTGAGAGCCGGAATCCGGCACTGAGCGCAAAAGCGGATGCCGAAAAAATTCTTATAAAAATGTCGTCGCTGCTGGGCTTTGATCCGGTAAGCCGCCGCCGCAATCCGGTAGAAACGGAAGAGGAGGACGAGCTTGACCGTCTGGAATGATTACGCAATCGCCATAAAATCTGGCGAAATTCCGGCCTGTAAGCGGGTAAAACAGGCCGTTGAAAGGTACTTTTCAGACCTGAATGACCCCCGGTATGAGTTCGATACGGCGACCGTAGAGCGGTTTATTGCCTTCTCGCGGCTCTGTCCACACGTCAAAGGCCCGCTACGTGGTCAGCCTATCGAGCTGGAGCCGTGGCAGCAGTTCGCCTTTGCTAACCTGCTGGGCTTTAAGGTCAGGGAGTCAGGCCGCCGCAAGTACAGCAGCGCCTTTATTGAGGTGCCGCGCAAGAATGCCAAATCCACCGTAGCCGCCATGCTGGCTAACTGGTTTCTGGTGATGGAGAAGGGCCAGCAGGATATCTACACGGCGGCGGTGAGCCGGGATCAGGCCCGAATCGTGTTCGACGATGCCCGCCAGATGTGCCTGCTGTCAAAACCGCTGAAAAAGCGCGTAAATATTCAGGCGCATAAAGTCATTTTCCCGAAGAGCAACAGCCTGCTAAAGCCGCTGGCGGCGAAAGCGGCCACCATTGAAGGGACTAATCCCAGCCTGGCGATTGTCGATGAATACCACCTTCACCCGGATAACGGCGTTTATTCCGCGCTTGAGCTGGGTATGGGCGCACGTCCTGAGGCGATTTTATTCGCCATCACGACCGCCGGAAGTAACGTTGTCTCCGCCTGTAAACAGCATTATGACTACTGCTGCCAGATACTGGCCGGGGAAGAAAGCAACGATTCGCTGTTTGTCCTGATCTACGAGCTGGACGACGAAAGCGAGGTTGATCAGCCGGAAATGTGGATCAAGGCTAACCCTAACCTGCATGTGTCCGTTGACGCGGCGAAGCTGGAATCCACCATCCAGAAAGCACGGGGCATACCGTCGCAGTGGGTGGAAATGCTGACCAAACGTTTCAATATCTGGTGTCAGGGTTCCACACCGTGGATGGGTGCTGGGGCATGGGATGCCTGTGCACTCGATTATGCCGAAGAAGATCTGGCCGGGATGGAGTGTTACGCCGGATTTGACCTGTCCTCAACCAGCGATATTACCAGCGTGAGTTACGCTTTCCCGTTTGAACGCGAGATCAGGCTTCTTACCCGGCACTATCTGCCCGAAGCGCAGCTACTTAACGTTGCTAACAAAAACCGCGCCATCTATCGCCAGTGGGTAAAAGCGGGCTGGATACGAACCACCCCCGGCGACTGTATCGACTATGACCGCATCCGTGACGATATCCTGCGCGACGCTGAAACATTCAATATCCGGCTGGTGGGCTTTGATACGTGGAACGCCACACACTTGCGCACTCAGTTGCAGGGGGCTGGCCTCGATGTGGAGCCGTTCCCGCAAACCTATCTGAAATTCAGCCCGGTAGCGAAATCCTTTGAGGTTTTTGTTAACCGCAAGGTGGTGCGTCATCGTGGCGATCCGGTTCTGGCCTGGGCGATTGGTAACGTGGTGATGGAGTCCGACGCCAATGCCAATATCAAGCCCAACAAAAAGAAATCCTCCAACAAGATAGACCCTGCGGTTTCTGCGCTTATGGCGTTCGGCACATTCCAGGCAGAGCACGAGGATTTTGCGTTTGATATGAGTGAAAGCCACAAACAGCGTCTCGCTAAGTTTGACGGCATCTAAATCGAGGTAAATTATGGCAACTCTTCGTGAGCTGATAATCAAAATTTCTGCTAACTCGCAATCATTCCAGGCGGAAATTTCCCGCGCCTCACGCATGGGGCAGGATTATTACCGAACCATGCAAAATGGCGGTCGGCAGGCTGCCGCTGCCGCCCGAGAGAGCGAAAGGGCGTTATCTGATCTGACCGCTGGGTTTGCATCGGCAGGAAGAGCCGCTGCTGCTGCTACGGCCGCTTTTGCGACTGGTAAGCTCGTGCAGATTGCTGATGAGTGGAATTCAGTAAACGCCCGTCTTAAGCAGGCATCATCTTCAGCTGATGATTTTGCTGCCTCTCAGCGCCAGTTAATGGAAATCAGCCAAAGAACTGGCACCGCGTTTTCAGACAACGCAAACCTTTTTTCACGCGCAGCTGCTTCAATGCGTGAGTTTGGGTATAGCTCTGACGAAGTTCTGAAAATT